CTTTCCGCTTGGAACAAAACCATAATAAAATTTTAAATACAAATGTATTTTAAATTGAATTAAGGAATATCAATCCTTTGGTCCTCGGTGATTGATCTTATGCAATCTGTCAATATGTCCAACATATTCTTTAGCTTTATTATTACAATAATAATATTACCTAATACGTTGTTAGTCCTTGACAAGATTTTCACAAAATCAGTTAGAGAAAAGAATGTTTTGGAAACGATTCATATACATCTCTGTATATTATAATTGTAACCAATTTTGCACTTCTCAAATTAAATAAGGGTTCTTTAGATTTAATCCAGTTTCTTAAAACTGGGATTTTCTGATAATACCTTCTAAATTTATGAAGTTCATTATATTCATTTCTCAAAATCGTTTGATCATTTGGATCTGCGAGTACGTCTTTGTACTTCGGTACGATGTCCTCGTAACGAGCAAAAGGTCGCTTTGGTGGATAAACTCCTTCTCGGAGTCCTGATTGAATCAAATCAAAATTAACATATTTCAATGCAATATCTTTTGTACATTGTACAATTGAATATTCATCAATATGTTTAATTAATTGAGTTTTCTTCTTGAGATAATTCATAAGATTTACCTCTCTATCAATTCTGGTCGGTTTTCGAGTATCAATTACTCCTAAACCTCCATGCATAATAGAAATATCAAGACTTCTTGGTGTTTGCTTTAGAGACGATTTTAAATATTTGACAATGTCAGGTTTTTTAAATCTCTCACAAGCTTCCCGTAATGTGTTTATTTCACCTCTGCGTGCCTTGTGTGACCACAAAACATTAAAAGCTAAACTTGGATTTACAGCTACTCTTCTAGATTTAGAAGAGCATTCACAAAATTGTGAATTAATTGTGAACCAATTACGACTTTTATAGTTTTTGCCAACACTAGGCATTAAGCCCATTAAAGAGGAGAATCTTTTCCATCTTTTTATAACTTTATCAAAATCACGAAATCCTATATCATCACCATTGATTAAACAAGGTAATGATTGGAGTTCAGAATGATTTGAAGCATAACCATAGGTTGCTGCATTTGCGATACAAAGTATCGGAAATGATAATAGGGATCCCATTAATTGTCCATTCGTCTGTAAGACTGGTTCTAAACCAGCCGAAGGCGGATATTCTATTAAATGAGCACCTGCCTCTCTAATGACATATGGAATAATTGTTTCTGGTAGAACTTTAATAAGTTCTGAAACAACAGTTTCCATAATATCACTATTGAGATTATCAGTTGCAGCACTATAGTCACCACTTATGAAGGACATTCCTTCATGAGGGGCTTTAAAGTTATATAAGATATTTTGGCCTGATGTAAGTCTAAAGCAAGGAAAGTCCTTTAATGCTCTATGCATCGCCTTTTGTAATGGTTTGAGGACCCAATTTTGGGCCTCACCCTTTGTTATCATACGGACCTTTAAAGGTTCAGGGATAGCATGGGCTTTAACAACTGGAATAGTTGTTGGACATGGATCAAATTCATATCCAACTCTAAATTCAAAGTTGTTTCCATTAACAATTGGCATAAAGGTTTTTCCATAACTTTTCCCGTCTATGATTTCAAGACTATTAATTCTTTGATTATAAGTTTTAATCGCATAATTAAATATGTGATCAATAACTACTTTATAGTCACCAATAATATCAAAAGAGCCTTCTATAGGAGTGGTCGTATCAGACCATCCAGTTTTGAAAGTTATTATATATTGTTTGGTTTTAGAATTATAAGACTTAAATTCATAATAAGGAGAGTAGACTCTTCGGTCTATGGCTTCATCGCAGTTAACATACATGGATTTACAAAAGCGATTATTTGATGAAAGTAATAGGAACTCAGAATTGAATTCCCTACCTTTTTCTTTTAAATCTGCCATTGGTACAATCCATTTTGCATTACTGCACATCTGGATTAATTGTTTTGCATCTTCGGTACCATTACGTTCAGTAAAAATATCGTCGATTTGAGCAATTAATTGGTTTCTATAACCATCCCAGTGATCGCATGCCATAGATCTGGAGTATCTAGCTTCAGATTTCAGGATACCAAAATGTTTCGCTAATTTACCAATTAACATTTCACTTATAAAGGACTTTCCTAGACCTGGTTTTCCGGTTAAATGGAGAACAACAGGATCTATACGGGTATCAGTCTTGATACGTCTTGACTTATTAAAAGTCAATCGATCATGAAGATATCCTCTAGTCCCACCTTGTGACCTCGTACATTCGTACGGTGCAGTCGTTAAGGCTAGTGGAATTGAATCGGTATAGTATGCTTTGACACTTTTAGCGAATTGTTTTGAAAAGATTCTCACATGTTGAAGCACATCCTCTGGAGTTTTACGTACAGTACTTAAAACTTCTCGGTGTTTCTTATATGATTCTTTAATCATTTGATTAGGAACAGGATTAGCTAAATCTTTACACTGCAATAATTTAAACATCATTGCAGCACGTTTAGATTCAGTACGTTTCATAAAGAAACGTTTCTTAATCTTTATTTCCTGATCTTTTGAAAAAAGATTTAAAGAAATACCATCTGTGTCTGGAAGCTCTTGTTTTGTATAAATACTAAACATTTGAGCAATAGACATTTTAAATACTTTCGGTAGTTTATCCATTGATATACCTTGAAAGACATCTCTCAGATGTTTATCTTGATCAATTGATTTTCTGATTTTGTTTGAATCTAAAAAAGCATTCAAACATTCACCAAAGCCATCAATTTGACGTTCGATCTTTTTGTTCGTTAACTTAAGGCTATTAACTTCACCTTTGACCCCCTTACTCCCAACTTTAGTTGTCAGCTGTAAGGCGCTGGATGTGTTTTTCTTTCGAATATAACGCATATCGGCGGTAGATTTAGGTCAGTACGACTCACGGTATTAAATTCTACAAAATATCAGTGAGAAGTGAGGTCATGGATAGACGGTCGCTTACGCGATACCGACTAGAGC